TTATCTCCAACTGTGTGATTATGTGCAGGTAAATTAGGTACTGTAAGAACCACCTCTTTAGAGCCCCCTGTTTTATTTACTGAATTAAAGTCTGTATCACTTGTATCAATTCCTACAATAGTTTTACCTGTAGCAAATGCTTGCCAAGTAGTTCCAGTCCAGAAAGTACTAGGGTTTGCACTGTTAGTTGACATATAAATAGCCCCTACTGGAAATGGACACCAAGTAGCTAAGGTAGCATTAGTTTTAGTGTTTGCAATCTCTTCAACTCTGTCTTCTGTAATGATACCAGGTACAGTAGAGCTAGCTAAATTCTCGCCTTCTAATATAACGGTGTCACTCACAAAAGTAATATTTGCAATAGCCCCCGCTGTGATATCTCCAATTGCAAGGTCTACAACCGCTCCCGATACAACTTTCTTAATAGGGTACTCAACCCCTTTAAGTAATATTTTTACTGTGCTACTAGCATTTGAAGTAGGAAATTTTGTCTTGAACTTAAATCCATCAACCAAAGTCTGCTCAATAACAATATCAGTGGTAAACTTCTCATACCCAGAAACTGTAGTATCTTTAGTGGTTTTTATCCACCAAACCCCGGCTTGAGCAACTGTATTGATATAATCAGCTTCAATTAAATCTCCCGAGTTTGTGATAGCCCCACGGAATGGTGTAACCCTTTTAACTTCGGGGTCAGGAACATCAGTTACCGAACTAATCTTAAAGTAGTTGGTATATTCATACAGCCCTTTTTCTAACTTTTTTATTATACTCATTTATATATTCCTCCCTTATTAATGCTCATTTATTGAGTCTGTAGCTTCATTCAAGTCATAATTATGTAAATCATATTCATAATTTAACTCTCTTCCAGTAGTCTCCTCAGTAATAACCCCATTACAATCAATCATGTAGCTCTCAATATTCGTAGGAAAACCGTACACAGAATTTGTGTTAGTATAACCAACTGTGTTGTATACAGGCTTGTTAACTTGAAATCTATATTTATAACAAGCAACTATCACTCCACCCGCTTTTATTGCATATATAAATGCTAAAAGTTTATTTATTTCTATATTGTCTTTTACAATTATATGTTTTATCAAAGTAAATCTAGGATAATCAGTATCATCAGGCTGTATCTCACTAAGAGTAATAGCCGACTCACTAACCCTAAGATACAAAGCTAAAGCCTCTGTGATAGAGTTGTAGGTATTACCTTTAAATTTAATAATACTCATTGCCTTTATAAGTGCTCTATAATCATTATCATTCAAGTTTTGCCTAGGCACATTAAACCTAGCACCATAGTCATCCAAGTTAGTACCCGTAAGCTCATCCAACACAAACAATTTAAGTAAACTATCATAAATTTTCACAGAGACATTTTGAGAGTGGGTAAGAACTTCAGCTATTTTTTTATTGTTCTCTCCGTTGTTATCTATAAGATTACTACCAAGTCTTATAAAGTCTTCGCTTTTTAACATAGTGTTCCCCCTAATCTTCTATTGTTATTTGTGACTCCATTAATAAATAATACTCATAAATAGTTGGAATTAAATCCACTTGATACCAAGTAGCATTGTCAATAGATATCTCAACCTTAGCCTCATCAATATCTTTCAATATATAGACACAAGCTTGAACTTTCTCGAAGTTTACCTTGTTCCCAAGGCTTGAGTATTGACCTAGTCTCGTTAAAAGAGATTGTTTAATCTGCCCTTTAATATCTACCGCCGCTGAATTTGCGAGAGTGATATCACTGACTCTTATATATAGCGGTTTCTCCTCAGCTGAATAAAATCTTTCAGTTACATATGCTCCAGAGTCTGATACTACTTCTATTTCAGTGTTCCCTGTCGTACAAACCCCAGCACTTCTAGTATTGAATAGTTTGTAAGCAAGTACCTCATCAATCAAGCCATTAATAATAACTGCAATTTGCCCTGGTTTAAGCCCAGTAACAGGGTCATCTATCATAGTATTGTTTTCAAATACCTTACAATCCTTTACTTGTGGTAAAGAAAGCATTGCTCTCCTAATACCATTCACAGAGCCATTTTCTGCCCCTAGAAAGAACTGTAAGAGTCTAGCCCTATAATCTATGTCAGACTCAATGTCTGCTCCACCACTAGCCGAAGTAATATTCGTAATAGTGTATACTTGCTCATTAGGTGTAACTTTCTCTGTTATCATATTAATTCCTACATTTCCTGCTACCCCAGAGTCCTCAGCTATAACTTGCCCAAGTCCCCTACCTGTTGAGTCTAACTCAATATTTGTAACAGTTGAGTAAAATCTCCCTGGCTTAGATTTTACTTTATAGCCTTTCATTATTATTGCGAAAGGTACTCCAGTAACTTCTACAGTTGCATAAGCATATGTGTCTGTAAGCCTACCAACATTGAAATTACTTCCATACTTATCTAACATAACCCCTTTCATTGTGTAAATAGAGAGATTGTTGTAGATTGTTTGGAACAATTTACTCTGCCCCTCTAACGTATAACAAAACATTTCAAACCATTGACCTAAGTTAGTTTTGTTATCAATATAGAAGCCTTCTCCGAATTGCATTTTTCCCAACTCATTCATAATATTTAAAAAGTCTAGGAACGTTGGAAATTTAAACCCATTATCATTTATACCAAAGCCTGTAAACAAACTATCATATATACTTGTTTCGTTTGCCATTTGACCCCCTTTATAAAATTATATTTATTGTTTCATTACTAATACCGTATGTACAAGAAATCTCAAAACTTGCCGTTCTATTATGTGTGCCTACGTGTTCTATAACCACTGACTCAACATTAATGTTAGGGGTCTTTAAAACTTCATTATACATATAAGCTTTTATATATTCGTGCCTAACATCAATATTGACATTATGTAGGTAGTCCAACCAAGGTAAACCTAACCCTTGCCTTATAACATAACTGGTAAGAATTAATTTGAGTCTACTCTCAAGCATTTCAACTGTTTTCTCAAAATCTGTAGTAAGTACTTCAAACTCATTCCCATTTATCTGTAGGTCATTTTCGTTTGTTCTTACAACTAAACTATTCATTACTGTGCACCCCCTGTTGTACTACTACCAGAAGTAACTCCTTTGTGTACGTGTCCTTTTCCACTAATACCGCTACTTACGTGGTCATTAGCAGTAGAAACTCCTGTAACATTCAAGTCCCCTGAAATATTTACTGTGCCTGCATTTATATTTACTGTACCTGTATTTATATTTAAAACTCCACTCTCTGTAAATTCAAACGAGTCTCCGTTCTTTTTATTATGTATAAGAAAGGCACTAGGACTCGCTTGAGTCTCTGTTAGCATTTTAGGTGGAATAGGTTTTAGTATTACAGAAAATCCTAGTTGCATTCTTGAGTTCATTTGTTGCTCAGCAATGTCATCTGATACAAAAGGCTCATAAAATGGTCTCTCCATAATCTGTACAATAACTTTATCTCCTACCTCATACTTTGCCCATAGCTCCCACGTTCCCGAGCTGAATATCGGCGGTATTGGAACTTCGTTAAGCTCAGCAGGTATTGTTTGTATAACTTGCCCCTTAATAGACTTAATTACCTTGTTAAGGAACTTAATTCTACAAGTTCTTTTAGTGTTGTCTACAGACATTATAACAGCTATCAATGCAGTATGCATATCATCAGTAACTTTTTTAGTCTCATTTTCCAACACTTGTAATAATTGGTTATTTATACTCACCGCTTAACCACCTCCACACTAGAAGCCTTTTCCTCAGCCTTTTTGTTCTTCTCAGCTTGCTTAGCAAGGTCTTCCTCCGATTTTTTCTTTCTCTCTTCTAATTCAGCCATTTGTTTTTCTCCGTAATTGTGTAACTCTTCAACTTCTATCTCTGTCTGAAAATCCCCATCATCACATTCACAACTGAAATTAATCTTGCTAATGCAAAGGATATAGTCAGTCAAGTCAATATAGCTTACTTTTATAAGTGAGTTTATTTCAAAAGGTTTAAACTTAGTTGTAATCTTAAACCCATCCTCCTCTGTAGTCTCAATCTTTAAGATATCTTTATACTCAATCATAGTTGATAACTCTTCAACTGTTTTACCTGAGTTATAACCTAAGTAGGCTAAGTATGGGTAAAAGTTTAGTTTACCTTTATCTATGTAATAGTGACAAAACTGGTCTTTTGCAATATCCCCTAATATCTCTTGTAACGTTGTATTTGATTTTGAGAACTCTTGTTCGTAAGGTATCTCTGTAAGAAGTAGTTCCCCTATTTCGAGTTTGATAGTAGTGCCATCTTCAGTAGTGTAACTTCCAATACTGTCAATAAGTTCTGTGATAATTTTCCTAGCAGTGTACCCCTTTGGAAATGTACAGTTGATAATAGTATTAGTCCATATATCTCTTTCTTGCATAGCAACTAAACTATAAGAAATATCCAGTTCATCATAAGCAGGCAACACTTGTACTAGTTGACCTGTGAATAATAAGGTCTTAGGAACAACTACAGAACCCATTTGTGTATCACTAACTTCCTCCTCATATCCCGCATACAAAGCTATTGTAGGCTTGAGTGCTAAGAAAGCTCCAGTAACTGTAAGAATATTATCTTGTGAGTTGTCATAGTGTATATTATATATAGTCAAAGTCAAAACATTTGAATGTGAGGTTTTATCTATTTCTAATGTGAATTTTATATCAAAATTATTTGAGTCTATTATAAGCTCTTGGTCAGCTAAAGTGAATTTAGCTTCAATTATTCTTTTCATATAAACTCCTTTCTACTTTGTTTTAAAGACTACAAAACTGTAGTTTTTAATTGTTTCTAGTTTATTCTCAAAAAGTGGTTTTTCGTACTCTTCAAGAGCAGTTGGTAGCAATAAACAAATTAGTTTACCATACCTTTTATACCTTTTTTTGATAAAGAAAAATAAATCTTGAAAAGGTTCTAAGTCTGTTTGTGTATCAATAAAGCCAGAGGCTTTGTCATACATTTGTAATATAATATCATCGTTCATATATTGGTACTCAAATTTATTGTTAAAGTTTATCAACTCTAATTTTATAGGTATACCAAACACTGTAGTCTCTACAGGTCTGGTATACTCTTTTAGTTTAGTTGTGTCAATAGGTATGGCTACAAAGTCTAAAGTAAGCATCATATCTCTAACTTCATCCTTAGTATATTGTATTTTCTCTGACATATCAACCCCCTATTTTATAAACAAATGCTTGAGCTTCATTAGCTCCTGGTTAGCATATGTTTGAACTTTGTTAAATATTTGTTGTGCCTTGGTAGTACCACTAGAGGTAGTATCTTCCAGAGCATTACCAGCTGGGACTCCGTGTCTGATTTCTTTGAATGTTACAGAGATATAAATAACATCTCCATCATCAAAAGTCTCAGTCTCTTCAACTTTAGTTATAACCATATTTTCAAGTATTTGATAGTTCTTTAAAAGTATCAAAGTATCTTGCAACCCCTCATCCCTAAACTTCTTAAACATAGCAAGTTTTAGTCTTTGGGTTCTACCCAAAAGAGCAACATCTAAAGTAACCTCGTTACTCTTTCTATATTTGTGGTCATTATCTTCAAACCCCAGTTGAGTCTTTCTTTCAGTAACTCCCAACTCTCCTGAGATTTGGTTTTGCATAGTGTGGAAAGGAAGTACTCCAAACAAGCCATCTGTATTGTCCGTGAGTCTTCCAATTAAATCACTCATTAGTACCTCCTATCTTTTATCTGCTAGTTTCAATAAATCTTTTAACTTAGTATCTTTTGTAACTCCATGAGCATTGATATTTATATTTACATTTTGAGTAGAGCCACTAGATTTTTCAGGTCTGTTAGTGATAGTATTATATAAAGATATTATCGGACTTAAATTCTTTCTTTGTCTCTCAGCTTCGATTGCTTTAAGAGCTTCTCTTTGTGCTTTAAATAAATCAGCTCTTTTAATTTCACTCTCTAGCGAGTAACCCATGTCCTGTAATACTTTTTGTATTCCACTGATAGCGGTAATTGAGGCTTTATCAATAGCGGTATCTTTACCATCACCGACTTTCTTACTTCCTCCGCCAGTATCTTTTTTACCACCCCCGCCACCTTTGTCAGCACCTGCTCCGGTATCAATTGGGTTTCCATTTTCATCTAACATCTCTTTAGCCCCTGTTAATTCTGCCATCTTCTCTTTTACTTGACTCATCATATCGCTCTGAGCTTTCTCTTTCTTAGCATCTTTTACTTCTTTTTTTCTGTCATAGCTATCCTTTGCACCTTGTGACCTATTTTCTAGGTCAGTTATTTTAGCATCTCGGTCTTGTTTAAATTTATCTATCACCGAATTATTCCTAGCTTTTTGCTCAGCAGTCTTACTATCAATTTGTTTTTGAACTGCACTTGCTTGATTACTCCACTTAGTACTTGCTTGTTGAGCTGCCTTACCTGTGTCATTACCTACAAAATAGCCTGCTCCTGATAATAAAGCAATACCATCAACTACCCAACCTATTCCCATTTTATCCGCCGAGGCTTTTAGTTTTTTACCCTCGTTAGCCACATAGTTAAAAGCCTTTGCAAATGCTCCCGCTATACTACTAGCAACCTGTAAACAGAATTTTTCAAGTGCCATTATAGCAGTTGCCGCGCCATCCGCCATTAGGGCAAAAGCACCAGCAATACCTGGTATATTCATAGTAAATGCTGACAGAATAAATAAAGCTACCCCCATAAAGAACTCAGCAAAAGGTCCAAAATTATCATAAGCCCAATTAAGAAATTCAAGAAAAGCTATACCTATACCATAAATACCATTCCAAAAAGCCTCAACTACTCCATACCAAGCTAATTGCATCCATAAACAAATCTCATCCCAATAAACATATAAAAGAACAAGTATAACTATAACAGCTAAAATTGCCAAACCTATTAAAACTATTTCCCATATAAGTGGTAGCAAAGCCGCATCTAGCGCAACGGTAGCGGCTGTTAGAGCCTCTGTAACTACTGTCCAAGCTGACATTGCCATAGATACTAATATAATAAATCCTAATGTTAACAATAGTCCTGCAACTAGTAGGGCTATAACTATTGTAATAACTAATAAAGCTTGTGCTAATTTAGGGTGCTCAGCTACCCACTCAGCCATTTTTTGAACAACTGCTGAAATCCATTTTACCAAAGGTAAAAATGCTTTCTCCAATAGTATATATAATTCGTATTTTAAAATAGCAAATTGGTCAGCGGTATTCTGTGTTTGCCCTGCTAATGTGTCCATTTGCTTAGCCATAGCACCTTGTACCCCTGGCATTTTCCCTAACTCAACCATGTAGTCATATATAGCTTTCTTACTTGTACCTATTGTTTTAGAAACTCCAAGGTATGTCATTGTAAGTTGGTCTCCGTTCTTTTTAACCTCAATTCCCATAGAACGTAGCCTTTTATATGTACCCCCACCTGCCATTTGAATTGCCATAGCGGTGTCTGTTATTTTCTTACCTGTTAGGGTAGATATTTCTCCTAAAGCATACATTTCATCCTTGCTTGGAGATAACCCTAGTAATACTAGTTGCCTATAAGCTGGTAATAAATCCAAAACAGAACCTGGCATTTTAGTCGCCAGTTGCATTAATTCAGCCATAACACCTTTACCCATTTCAGCACTGCCGAATAGGTTCTCTAAACTTAATTGAGTCTTTTCAATCTCAAACCCTGCCTCAGCAAGGTCTTTTATAAAGTTTACTACTCCCCCACCTAGACTTTTACCCATTGCAATAGCCCCCATTCCAGACATTGCTCTTGAAAGTCCTGCCATAGCATTCTGTAATGAGTTTGTAGCACTTGCCTCAATTTTAGGTTTTATAATAGGTGTTAAGGGTTTTCCAACGGCTTTAGTTAAAGCTTTCTTGACATCTGTTTCAAGCTTTTTTAAAGAGCCTGGGTCTGCTTTTAATTGTAGCCCTTTTCCAATCTTAGAAACATCCATAGCCTTAGCCAAGGCTTTTTGGAGCTTCGCTAGTGAGTTGTCATCGGGTAGAAAATGCACACGTACTGTTGCATTATTGTCACTCATATCTACCTCCTTTTGTTTTTAAGTTCTTTCATTCTTCTTTCCTCTTGTTCAGCCTCATATCTTAAAAAAGACACAGCCTTATAAATATCTTCATAAGCCCATGTCTGAAATATCGTGGTTGGAGAAAGTTTAAACTCTCTTGCAATAATATATGAGTAATATTCTTCAACGACCATATTATCTACATATTTTTTGTAGTCTAAGTCTGAAACTTTCTCTCCACTGCTGTTTACTGTCTGTCTGACAAGAGGGCTAGTAGGGTGTAGATATTTTCACTACAAACATGATAAGTGCCATGTAATCTCTTACAGATAATTTTGAAATCTCTGTTTTCGATACATTATAATCTTGACTCAGAATTAAGTTAAGTTTTTGTATTGAGCCTTTATCCAGTAGTAAAGAGTTTCCATCTTGTATGTTACTAGCATAAGTTACAAAGTTTAACATGCACTCAGTTGACTTTGTTCTTACATTGATACCAAACAACTCTACATCATCGTTGTCATTATCATCCTCTGCCATAGAGTCCTCAAAATATACCACATAACTCTTAACAGGTTTCCCAAACCATTTTGTTCTTCCTTTGAAAGAGTTAAGGGTAGGTGTATCACCCTCAACCAATTCTACAAATTCTCCAATTTCCATTATACTACCTACTTTCGTATTTTATTTTTTATAGTGATGCTTGGTACTTAGGTGTTTTTCTTGTTCCAAAGAATGCTATTTTACCCTTAGGAGCTTCATCAGAAACTGCTGAGTCATAATCTAAGTTAGTTTTAAAGTTACCATCTACATAAGTGGTAATTTTATATTTACTATCAATTCTTTCATAAACTGTTATTGTTAAGTTAGGGAAAGACTTACTTTTCATAAGCTCAAAGAAATCATCTATTCTTGACATATTGTCAGAGAAAGGTGGTATATTAGCTTCTAATATATACATACTCTCTAATTGTATACTTGCTATTGTCTTACCTTTAGTACTTTGTCTAGTAGAGGTCATATCGCCCTCTGCTTTTACATCAATTCCCCCATCGAAATCATCAATAACTAATTGCTCTGCATCTGATGATACGATTAAGTAACCATTTTTAATGTATGCCATTTGTTATACCTCCTATTTTATATTAATTCCCATCTAAACTATCCATACTTACTTGAATAGTTGCTTTAATGATAGCCCCTTGGAAGAATACAGAGTATTCAATTTCAATTGTTCTATCTTTCAAAGAAACTAATCTTACATCAAATAAGTTATTTCCATCATTATCCCTAGAGTCTTCTGCATATATAATATTTCTATCTGCAAATTCTCTTAGTATCGTTTTACCTTTTTCAACTAATCTACTTGCTCCGATATCGTTCGCTGGGAACTTTCTACCTTTAGTATTTTCTTTGATTAAGAAAGTTGTCATTCCAACCCTCATATACTCATCAATAGCTATTTCTGCTAAAGGGTAGTCAAACCAAGTAATTCCATCAGTTGCTTTACCATAGTATACAACTGGTATTTGGTCTTCTATTGTACATATATTAATCCCTGTTGCTGACAATCTGCTTGCTCCAGTTAATGCTATTTTTTCGGTAGTGTCATAAGTACTACCTAACATACCAGACATAAGTATGTCTGAGAAAGGAACTGAACCAGGGAAGAAAGAAATTCTTGAACCTATTAAGTTAGCTATTTGTTTCTCTGCAACATTAGAGGCTATAAAATATCCGTATTTATGTTTGATATTTTTAATAGAAGCTACTATGTCAGTTGTACTTGCTCCTTGTGGAGATTGTGCTAACCATACATAATAATTTTCTACTGACATTATAGCTTGTTTTATATCAGCTAACCCTGTAGAAGTTCCATCTAATATTAAAGTATAAAACCAAGTTTTAGGGACTTTAAGGTCTAAGTAACCTATTATTTCTGTATAAGTTCCGCTTGCTTTTCCATATACCATTAATTTCTCAGGTTTAGGTGTTGCACCAAAGAAGTCTCTAGCATAAGCATATTCCTCATCAGTAGTAGTAATACTGTAAGCCAATAAGTCATTTGCACTTGTAATGAAGATTGGTAAGTTGTCTGCTGTAGCGATATTTTTTGTTTTTGATATCATTAAGCAAACATCAAAAGGTCTTGTGGCTATTGAAAGAGCCGTGTTAATTGTAGTTATTTTAACTAAACTATTGTATGACATTTGTTACCTCCTATTTATTCTATTTAGATTTAGGTTATCTATATAATCACCATTTAAGGTAATATCAGAAGTGTAACCAAACCTAACTTTGTAACTTGTTTGTAATTTGTTTTGACCATTTATGATAACATACCTAGCACCCATATTGTGTGTTTTATCTTCTATAATTCCCCAATCATAAAATTCCGTTGGTTTATATTTAGAAATCATATACATAACTTTTTGGTTTCTAAGTTTGAAATCTAATTCATTTATTTTTGTATTTGAATATATTTTTATATTGATATCAATAAATCTTCTAAATCTAAACCTATAATCTAACCTAGAACCAAGACCCTCATTAGTAGAACTCAACACTGATTTATCATCTCGATTGCTAACATAGATTATCTCATACGTAGCAAAGTCATTATCCATAAGTTCATAAAAGTGTGATACTTGCCAATGTGGGAAATCTCTGAAGCTATCCAATCCAATTTCTTTTAAATATAAATACCAAAATTTCTGTATCTCTTCATCTACCTCATCCAAAATAACTGGGTAACTATAAACAACTAATTCGCAAGACCTATAAGCATGGTTATCAACATCAATAATATTATAAATTTGAAATCTCTCACCTTTGTAAACCACTTGGTCGCCTAACTCAATTTCAAGACTTTTATTCACAGAGCCATCGCTAACCTTTTTAGCAATAGTGGGTATTCTGTAGTTTAAAACTAAGAACTCTATCTCCGTTGCTGTCTGGTTACCTGGTCTAACTAGCTCACCATTTGTAGCATTATATCCTACTATTTTTTTCTCTAGGTAACCCTTTATTTTATATTCTTCAAAAGTCTCAACGAGTCTCCCATAAGAATTTGTAATATCAGTTCGCTTAAAAAAAGAAATGGGCTCTTCTAATTTTACGATTTCGCTTAACTGTGCCATTAGTAGTACCTCCCATTCCCATTTATAGAATAAAACATTGACCTTGCTAAAAAGCCTGTATTAATAAGCGGGTTATCAAACCCTTTATAATCAATTGTTGCTTGCGCATTGCTTGGACTAGAAAAAGACTCTATCATTTTCATGTGCATTGCATTTATATCTGAACCTATCATAAGCCCTGCTGTCATAAGGTCTTTAGTACCATATATGATACCATACTTTTCAGCATTTGACTTAATGAAATCCTCTAATAGCGGTAAAGGGTTTCTAGCAGGTATTACAACTCCCCTAGAGTTCCTAGCACCATTTATTTGTATTCTGTAAACATCAGCGACAGAAGCTAACCTACCATAGTAATCAACATCATCAAACCCCCCTGACTCAATGGTCAAGGGCTCTTTAGGGAAAAAGAAGTCTACGACTTCCATTTTTACCCCTATCTTTACTCGAGGCTCTGCCAATTACTTACCTTTCTTAGGTGTAGGTTCAGCAACTATTTCTGGTGTGGTAGGTATATCTACTGTCATATCAACTTTTTCTAGTAATGTAGGGAACACTCTGTAGAGTCTTTCTAACTCTAACTGTGTATACTCGGGTGTGGCATATTTTTTGCCTTTTTTTATTTCTAAAAAGTTTCCTGTAAATTTGTAGAAAACTTTCTTATTTTCCAATCCTCTTAATTCCATATAACCCTCCTATGAAAAAAACATTAGCACGTGTTGTGGAGTATCTGCAAGCTCTGTTGAACTTGAAAATTCATCTGTGTACTTAGATATTAAATTCTTGAATTGTTGCCCATAAGGGGTTTGGTCTAAACCTAGCCCAGCTTCAATGGCTCTATAACTTGCTGATAAATTCGGAAGTTTAATAGAAGTAACATCTTTCAAGTTTAATACTGCGAAATGTCTTGCCATATATTTTATCAATAAATCTGATACATTAGTTGGAATATTTTCAATACCAGAAACTATAATAGTAGCATCATCTAAAGCATCCTGTATATGCTTATCTGCTATTTGCCAGCTATCATCTATTTCTGTCTCTGATAGTTCTGGGCAATTTAAACGTACTGCTTGTATAGTAACCATTGAAAACCTCCGTTAAAATTTATTCTCTTGAATGTGCTTTTTAAGCTTCTGAATATTCTTGATATTACTATTAGTTATATATTCTCCGAACTCTTTTTTAAGTTCTGAAATAGTATCTATGCTTTCAAGTTTTTCTAAAAAATCAAATTCTTCTTTTTGAGTATTATCAAGAGTTTTAATGTCTTCTGTTGTTTTAACTCCAACTCCTTTATCTACTCTTAAGTAGTCTCTTAGTTTACCTAAGTTAGACTCCCCTAAACTATCTATTTTATCTTTTTCTACTTTCACAACTGCACCAATAGGAAGACTTATAGTCTCCCCTTTTTGGTTTAGTCTAAAAGAGATAATTCTATTACTTGTATTAGTTACTATATACATAAATTCCCCTCTCTATTATACTATGATATCCATTATAGCTTGTGGATAGTAAGCAATTACTTCTGATATTTTTTCTTCTATCGCAATCTTTGTTGTTCTTGCTTCTGTCCAAGAGTCATAAACTGGTTCTTGTACCATTATAGCTTCGAAGTTAGTAGAAACATCATCTAAAATCATCATTTTAGGTTTTCCAGTAGCTCTGTCTTTAAAATCTTTCAATTTAAGTATTCTACCGAATAAACCTCTTGCTTGTAATTTATTTAATATTGGTTCACCTGTGTCAGTAGTTGTAGAATAGTTGTTCATTAGAGTTGCATATAATGTTGAGTCCATAACTAAAGTTCTAGCAGTGAATACTTCATTTTCTAATGCTCCGTTTTCGAATTGGTCTGCTATTCTTACGAACTCATTCACAATGTTCGCTCCAGTAGAAGTTGCATAAGGTGTACCAAATGTTTCAGTTCTTATTCCGTTTACAGTTAATAACCCTTGAAGTCCTAAACTAGCATCTCCTAGCAATAACATTTTGTTCTCCGCTTCTGCGATTGCTCTCGCATTTGCTTGAACTTCTCTGTTAAAGTTTTTAGCTATTTCTTCTCCTGAAACACTAGATAAAGCATCGTAATCAGCTATTCTTAATTGGAAACCGTTTCTTATCCAGAATAATTTTGCTGTACCTGTTAATACCCCTGTTTCTCCACCTAAAGGTAGGTCATCGTTTCTTTCGAACGTTATTTCAGAGATACCTTTTGAAGAGTATTTTTTCCACTCAACATATTTATCTCCTACTTGTATTCCGTACCCACCCATTGTAATAGGTATTAATTGTCTTGCAACTAATTCAGGCAAGTTAGCTTCTAATTCTTTGTTTAACTGAACTGTCAGAGCTTTTTCTATCTTCATATCATTAATTGTTTTTATAGCATTTTCTTTCATTATTTTTTACCTCCTATTATATAACCTCTAAAGTTACAGGTACTAAAGTACCTGCTGTAGCATCTGTTTCAGCAATTGCATCTATATCCTCTAACCCTGCGCCTTTTTTATTTACAGAAAGCCCATCAGTACCTATTGATAATTTTTCCCCAGCTACTAAATTTACTTCCGCTATTAAATATATATTACCGTTTCTCTGTACATGTACTGAACCCGGTGTAGGTACTTGTAATTTTAAAGGTTTTGTTTCATCTGCCATTATATTGTCATGTTGATAGGCAATAAAACCTGCGAATCTATCTCCCTTTGCAAAAGGTTTAACAGATGGTTGTGTAACTCCTGTTACATATCCTACTGCTTGACCTATAAACAATTTAGTTATATCCTTTCTAACCAACATTTGTCTTTGGTTATCCCCATTAACTGTTCTTACTGATTTTCCTATTCTAGCCATTAGTTTTTACCTCCATAATTTCTATATTTTGTGAAATCTGTCACTATAACAGACTCCTCTTTCACAGCTTCTTTTACTGAGTTTTCAACTAAGTCAAGTGCTGTTTCTGTTTGTGCCATTCCTTGTAATGTTTCTACAGCGAAATCGAAAGTCGCATTAATAGCTTCATCTGATTTACCAGTTGAGTCAAAGTTTTTGTTTACCTTTAAGATAACATTTTCCTTGATTTCTCTTGCTGTCATTTCCTCTTTAACTTCTATAAAAGAATTTACTTTTTCTTTTAGTTCTTTCATATTGTTTTCTACTTCGAGAGTGTTAATTTTTTCTACTAACTCTGTATTCTCAGCTGTAATACTATTAAGTTTAGTAGTTAACGAAGCTATCTCTGTTTCAGAAACCGCTTTTTCTGTTTCCAATACATTTACTTTTAACTCCATCTCCGCTGAAACAGTTTGTAACTCGTTTACTTTAGTTACAAGTTCTTCTGCTGTCATTTCGCCTTGATTTGTAACATATTTTTGTTCTGACATTCGTACACCTCCACTTTTATTGTATATTAGCTTAACTTCACTACCTGCACGACCTTTTAAGCCAACTGGCAATATTGCTAAGTGATTACCTTTTATAGATTTTTGAATAAAATTCTCATTATCTATTTTTTCTGTTGTAGCAAAATATCCTGCACTTACCTCAATAGGAGTTTTATTATGATACATTTCGACCAAGTAGTCTATTGTATCTTTTTCCTCTATCTGAAGGGTTGCAGTTAGAAAATCATTATTTTTCTCTACCTCTATTATAGTACCTTTTTTGAATTTTGTCAAGTTTTTAGTGTTTAATCTCTCGACTGGGTGGTCTATTGTAACTGTTTTTCCGATAAAAGATTTCATAGATTTTTCTGTAAATAAATCCTCGCTTAATATACTTTCAACAATAGGTTTATTTCCATTTTCATCAAAATAAATCATTCCGTGATTAGCTTTTAAAATTTGTGCTTTTACAATAAGAAACTTCTCATCTGTAAATTCTAAACTTGCAATGTTCTCTTTTAAAACATTTAATTTCATGCGGTCATACCTCCTAAGTATCTTTTTATGATTGCTGATACAAATTCAACATCTGCAATCATTTTGTAACATCTACAATTGTATTCCTGCTTAGGTACTATCTCTTTTCCATCAGAATAACTATTCCCATCCGCAGGCTTACCATCCGTATAGAAATAGTTGCCCTCCCTTTCACTATGAGTATCTCTAACCCTGTTATCCATTTGAGTTCCCCATATAAATACTGTTAAACCTAGCATATCAAAGAACTTGTTTTCTAATGCTGAAAAAACTATATTGTTTAACTGTATGCTATGAAAATCTGAGAAGTTATCTACTATTTCTTTGTATTTCTTCAAGAACTCTTCAATGTCTTTAATCTCTTTGAGATTAGCCAAGACAGCTTTAAGAACTCTATCATAAGTATCTTTTATTTTATCACTTATTTCGCTTTCAAATTGTTTTAATATCTCGCTAGTATTAGCTGTGATATCTGCTGAAATTTGATTTATAAGTGTCTCTGAATATAACCCCAGTCTTCTCAACTCTTTTTCTATATTTGCTAATAGGTCACTTACAGCAAATAGAAACAAGATTGCAATTAGTCTTTTCTTTTCCTTGCTGTCCTCTTCATACAAGTCAATGTAGTATTGAGTATCAGCTTCAAGTTCCTCTAATGTAATACCTAGTTTCTCTATAAAGGCGATAAACTTATCGTTTTCGCCTTTAAGTAAACTTTTTATCTTATCATCTAGCTGAACCGAGATTTCCAGGGTCATTGTCTACCTCCGAACTAGTAATACTCTGCTTCTTACTAGAATCTAGCTTTTTGTTTACTTGTACAGAATTATTACTATTAGTACCATTGATTGCCTGTGCCAACGAATCAACCCTGTTGTAAGCATTATCGTTGTTATTCGTAATTCCTTTATCTTGAGTGCCTGCTGTGTCTATACTTCCAGGCATAGCAAACTCACTATCTCCAAGTATTTTTAGTAACTCTTCAAAGTCAAGTGGAGTAACATCATCCTCAAGAGATTTAATAAGTTTTCTAACATCAACCTTATTACCAAAACCAAGGTTTCTAATATTTTGAATTATATTTATTTGTTTCAACATATAATCAACATCTTGTAATTGTTCAGCACTATCTTTAAGTAGTGGTACTAACTGAGTACTATCAAGTAAAGTATAACTAGTAGCCATTTCTAGGGCATTTACTAAACTCTCTTTAGTTGGCATATACCAATTGACTTTTAGGAAAGTAACTGTGTCTCTTAATAACTTTAAATTTTGCTCAACTATTTGCCCATTAAGTAATTGTAATTCAGCATTTTCTTTCGAGTCCATTTCTGTAAGTTCTGGTAATTCAACTACTACATTTCCTTTTATTCCTTGCTCTTTAGCAACTTTATTCACCATATCAGTAGCAATCCTTGAGATTTTAGCCGTAAATAATCTTTTTAGGTACTCAGAATATTTCTTAGCATCTTCCTTAGCTCCCGCTATAGCCCCTGAACTGTTTCCTATAAGTCTTTGCTTAGGAATGTTAGTGTGAATAGATAAAATTGTACCTGCCCCATTTATGTACTGCTCAGGGTCAACACCCCTAGAAGTGTCCACTGATTTCAACTCATCATCCTTACCGATAACAGCAAGAGTCGAGGAATTAATCTCTTGTTCCATATGAGATATTCCACGTTTAGAGAGCCCCTCAGCATTTTGCTTAGAAGTCGAATAAACTAAGAAATTTATTCTATAAATAAGTTGCCCTATTGACCATTCAACTGTATCAAATATAACAAACCTATCATAAAGTTGCTGAAATATAGACATTCCTAATTCACCTGGTTTAGCAAACTCCTCAGAGAAAATCATTCTACTAGGGTGTATTATAGCCTCTTGGTCTCTCACAAAATCCACCTTAGCTGTAGAGAATACTGCTGTCTCAAATACTCTATGCTCAGCTTGTGCTCTTCTCTTAGGAGTTATTCTTAACTCTGTAACTTCATTAAACTTAGGGTCAAGGACATCAGTGTTTTTGCTAATACTTCTAATATTATCTTTAGTTATAATATTGAAACCTAGAATTGTATAATTATCTGACAAAGGACTTGAAGTAGTTTTCCCTACTTTCTCTTTAACCGCCATAAACATTGTAGCGAACCCATATCTTCTACTTGAAATTAAAAGCTCTTGTAATTTTCTCAAAAACTCCAACTCTTCAAGTCTCTTATTAAGTTTATTCGTTTGTTTTTCTATTACCATTCCTTTACTATCAGTAACTTTAACTGTCAGTCCATTTTTAAACGTGTCTAGCACAGGAGCTTCAAGTACTATTCTAGCCAATTCATTTGAGGCTAATAAGTCATTGATTTCTGTATCTGATAACTTTTGTTTATTTTTTATACTCTGATTAGCAAGCACATCTTCCCCAAACTTACCTTTAGTAGAGTTAGTTCCCCTACTTTCAAAGAAATTCTGCTTTAACTCTCCAGTAGTCTCTTCCTCTTTTATTTCCACATTCTCTGCCAATTTTCTACCCCCCTATGTTCGCGAATTACCATAAATAAAATGGTGAATATCGCTGTAATTTTTATTCATATATAATTTACCTGCATAACTAACTGTATCAACAAAATCATCGTGTGAACCGTTAGGGAATACAAGTAATTGTTTCTCTAAATATTGTAAATCAAATAAATTCATATTATGGTAAATTTTTCCATTTTCATAAAGATTGACAGAAGCTTCTGCCCTTAGAATTTTATCTGTATCGCCTGCAAGTTCCTCAATAGCAAAACCCTCTTCTCTCAATTTCTGAACAAGAAATGTACCCCCCTGCTTATCTTCAATATAAGTAGCATAAGGTTTTTCACGTATTATAATAGAACGTAATAAAGCCACTTGTTTTGGAATACTTAACCTTTGGTGCATTGAGTCAAGCAATAACAATTCTAACTGCTCTGTCTCTAACCAAACCGAAATAACAGTCTCATCATTCTGATTACCCTCTTTCATAGCCGAGTCAACCGTAATAAATTTATGGCAACTTCTCAAGTTTCTCTCAGTAATAGAACCATCTTCCTCAAAAAGCGAAATAACTCCATTACTTTGGTTAACTTCAAAGTATTTAAAGTATTGCTGTTTAAAATGGTCTCCCTCTTCAACAGTAGGGCTCTGTTGATACAAACTAGCCCAAGTCCTTTTGTTCATTTTGAAAGGTTTAAAATAATCTGTATTAAACCCTCCCTCGTTCCATAGCAACTCTCCTTTTTTTCTATCCAAAACATCAACTTCCTCGCTATCGTGCTCAGCTTTCAGTACTAAACTTGCAAACTTCTCACTAGTGTCTGCAAGAACGATACCTGCAAGGTCAGCTTCGTGCCAACGAGTCATTACAATCAATGTAATTGGGTTACCTGGGTGTCTTCTGGTACGTAGGTCATCTTCCCAAGCCTCTTTAATCCTCTCTCTCCGTATAAGAGAGTTAGCATCTTTCCTATTCTTAACAGGGTCATCAATAATTAATAGGTCAGCCCCCTCTCCCGTAACTTTCCCATCAATCGGAGAGCCTATAAACCTACCCCCACCTAAAATACTCCAAACCGCCTTACTTTTTTGACTTGGGTTTATGGGGTTCACTCCAAAAAGAGTGTGATATCTGTCATACAAGTCTCTATTGAGTGCTCCAGACTTTTCAGCTAGTGAGTCTCCGTAAGTCGTTACAATTACCGACTTTTGTGTCTTCAACATAAACCAGCTAGGAAAAGCATTTGTAATAGTAGTAGACTTAAGGTGTCTAGGTGGCATATTTATTACTATATTAGTTCCGTGCCCACCAGTCTTTATTATCCCCATAACTGCGAGTGTTAATAAGTCGCAAAGTAACTCTATATGTCTACCTTTTATAAGTGGGTTCGTTGAAGAGAACGTATCTTTAAAATAACTATAATAACTCTGTAATATCAACTCATTATGCAAGTTGAGTATTTCTATCTGGTCTGAAACCCCTAAAGTCCTTATATCAATCTCCTCTAACTGGTGCTCAGCCTCTTTAATAGCAAAAAATTCTTTCCACTGGAAATTTGCTATATTTACAGCTATGTCATTCATTTCACAGAACTTTAAAACAGCTCCAATAGCTCTATTTGCATGAAAATTCTGCGAATATTCCCTTTTTAACATTGTTTTTTCTCCTTTTTTACGTAAAAACTGCTCTTTTTCTTTAAATTATACCATTTTTATTGAAAAAAAGCAACTAAAACACTAAAAAACCCCCGTTAGGGGGTAAATCAAGGAGTATGAATTTGGGGTGACTAACCCGACAAATAGCCTAAAAAAACTTTAAAAAGAAAGGAGTGAAAGTTAAATAAAGAAAATTAGACTATTTGTCGGACTTGCCCTCCCGACTAAAAGTTTCTGCTGTCCTAAGAGCTTCTTTT